AATTACTAGATGCAGGTACTCTTGCTAATTTACCAGCAGGATTCAAGAGCCGTGGAATTAGAATCAGGGACGATGACCAACCATTCCAGCCAGGTGAGTTCAGAGACGTAGATGCACCAGGCGGAAACATAAAAGATCAGTTCCAAATACTACCATTTAAAGAACCTTCGCAAACTTTATTTCAATTATTAGGGTTTGTAGTACAAGCAGGTCAAAGATTTGCATCAATTGCAGACATGCAAGTAGGAGATGGTAACCAACAAGCAGCTGTTGGAACTACAATTGCATTATTAGAACGCGGATCACGTGTAATGTCAGCTATTCATAAGCGATGTTACTACGCAATGAAACAAGAATTTAGAATTTTAGCAGGTGTATTTGCAGATTACTTACCGCCAGAGTATCCATATGCGGTTTATGGTGCAGATAGAACAATTAAAATGGAAGACTTTAACGATAGAGTTGATGTTATTCCAGTTGCAGACCCAAGTATTTATTCAATGGCACAAAGAGTTACACTTGCGAATGAAAATTTAAAAATTGCAATGTCAAATCCTCAAATGCATAACTTGAGAGAAGCCTACAGAAGAGTGTATGAAGCATTAGGAACTAGACAAATTGATGATTTATTAATTCCAGAAAGAGAACCAATGCCAGAAGATCCAGCTACGGAGAATTCTAAAGCGCTTAGAATGGAATTATTAAAAGTATTTCCAGAGCAAGATCACGTTTCTCACATTAATGCTCACGCAATATTCATGCAAAGTAGAATGGTTCAAACAAATCCAATGGTTTATGCTCTACTTCAAGGACATATTTCAGATCACATTGCATATCAAGCACATGGAGAAGTTGGAGCAGCGATGATGGAGAACCCACAGAACGCAATTTTACAACAACAAGATCCAAATGGTTACCAAGTTCAATTTAATTCACTAGTTGCTAAACGAGTTGCAGAATTAACTCAACAATTAGTACAAGCAGAAGGTGGAGAACAACAAGATCCGTTAGTAATGTTGAAACAAAGAGAGTTAGATCTTAAAGCTTTAGACATTCAAAGACGTGCTAGAGAATCTCAACAAGAAATGGAGAGAAAATCTTTTGAATTTGAAGACAGAATTGATGTTGAAAAGATGAAATTAGAAAATCAAGAGCAACAAGCAGCAGAAAGAATCAAAGTTGCTAATGAAAAACTAAAAATCGCTAGAGAAAAACAACAACAGATGTTTGTTCCTAAAAGATAACCATGAAAATTGGTATTCCAAAAATTAAAAGTCCAAAAATAAGCAAAATTAAGAAACCTTCTATACAAAAAATCAAAAAGATCAAAATGCCAGGCGTAAGATTTGGCCCACCTCCTAAAAGAGGACCTAATCCACAGGGAATGAAGTTAGGTGGATATATTTCTAGACAAAACAAAAATAAATAGTATATATCTCCTTAAAATAACGGAGATATATGATTCAAAAAACGTATAGTAACTTAACAAAAGAACAAAAATTAATTTTTCTTGCTGGAGTTTTTGAGGGAGAAGGATCGTTTGGTTTTTGGGGAAAAGAAGATAAAGCAAATAGATATCTTAGAGTACAAATTAGAATGTGTGACGAAGATATTGTAACTAGATTCACAGATTATTTTCAATTAGGGTTTATAACAACACATATACCTAAAAATAAAAAACACAGTAAATCTTGGAAATGGACAGTGTCTGGTGAAAAAGCAATATCAGTGATATTGCAAATGATTCCATATCTTGGTATAAGAAGACAGGAGAAATTTAAAGAATGTTGCCCATTATTCAAGCAGTTGCCCCCCTTGCAAAAATCTTATTCAACACCGTTGATAAAACCGTTGCAGACAAAGATCTTGCAGCAAAGTTAAAAGCAGATTTGCAGACGCAAATGCTGCAATCTCATACTCAAGAGTTAACTGCAGCAGCTAAAATTATTGAAGCTGAAGCAAAAGCTGGATGGTTTGCATCTAGCTGGAGACCATTATTAATGTACGTATTAATTTTTATATTAATATGGAATTATGTACTAGGACCAGTAGTTATGTTTTTCTTTAAAGCATCTATAACAATAGAATTACCAGGAGATGTGTGGACATTATTACAAATAGGTTTAGGTGGATACGTGGTTGGTAGATCCGCGGAAAGTGTTGCTAGAACAATGGCAAATAAATCACAACCAAAAGATCAAGAAAATGGATAGAGGTCCAAACGACTTAGAACAGATCATTTTTAAGTTGCAAAAACAAATTAAACAACTAAAAAAGAAGTTAAAAAAATGATATTTAATTTAATAAAAAAATTCTCTTCTTGGCTAGATTATTGGATCTGGAGACAAGAATTAAAAAGAAAAATTAAAAGAAATAATAAAATAAATCCATGATGGATATAAATACGTTGCAATTTATAAGAAATTACGTGAGAAAACGTATAGAAGAAACCAGGCAAGATATTTGCTATGGTATAGACACGTTAGATAGGCTCCACTATGCTAAGGGCAGGCTCAGCGCATTAGAGACGCTGCTACAGGATCTAAAAGACCTGCAACATAAAGAGGAGAGTATAGATGACGATAGTGGTACCGAATCAGAAATTAGTAATTCCAACTAATTCTGAAAAATCTAACGAGACATCCACAAAAATCCCAACAGACGCAAAAGGCATCCAAGAGTATTTAGATTGTCTTCCAGACCCAATTGGTTATCGCATGTTAGTGCGACCATATGCTGGAGAAACTAAAACTAAAGGTGGAATTATTCTATCTGAACAAACTCAGGATACGATTGCTATGACTACAGTTATTGGAATTGTAGTTAAAATGGGGGATCTTTGTTATTTAGATAAAGATAAATTTCCTACAGGAGCTTGGTGCAAAGAAGGCCAGTTCGTAATGTATGGAAGATATGCTGGATCTCGTTTCAAAACAAAATATGGTGAACACCGTATTTTAAATGACGATGAGATTATCGGTGTTGTTAAACGTCCTCAAGATATTCTTCACTTATACTAAAGGAGAAAACAAATGGTAGATGAGAAAAAAACTCCAGAAGTGGAGCTTGATCTTGACGATGTCAAAGAACAAGAAATACAAGTAAAAGAAGAGTCAAAAGCCGAGAAGAAAGCACCAAGTTTAAATGTTGGTGAAGTTGATCTTGGTTATACAACTCATTCTAAAGAAGATAAAAAAGAAAAGGTTGAAATTGAACAGGTAGAGGAAACTAAACCTGTTGAAACTAAACCTGTTGAACAAGCTAAAACTACTGAAACTAAAACTGATGACTTATCAGAAATTTCAGAATCTGTTCAAAAGCGAATTGATAAATTAACTCGTAGATATAGAGAAGCCGAAAGAAGAGAACAGGCCGCTGTAGAATTTGCAAAAGGTTTGCAGAAAAAATACAGTGACTACGAAAAGAAATTCGATACTGCTGATGAAAATTACTTGAAAGAATTTGATGCAAGAGTAGATGCTCAAAGAGAACAAGTAAAAATCAAATTAAAGGCAGCTATTGAAGCTAATGATCCTAATAAGATCATGGAAGCTAACGATGAGTTAACGCAATTAGCAGTTCAAAAAGAAAAAGCTAAATTGCAAATGGCTGATCGTCAGATAAGAGCTAAACAACTTGAAGAACAAAAGAAACTTGAAGTTGAAGAAGCTAAAGTGCAAAAAGAAAACGTTGTTGTACCAAAACCTAGCGAAAAAGCTAAGTCTTGGGCTACTAAAAATACTTGGTTTGGGGATGATAAAATCATGACTCAGGCCGCTTTTTCAATCCATGAAGAACTAGTTGGCAGTGGTGTTGAAGTAGAGAGCGATGAGTATTATAATGAGATAGATAAACGAATGAAGGGATATTTCCCTCATAAGTTTGTTGTTGAAGAACAACGTAAGCCCGTTCAAACTGTTGCTTCCGCTGGAAGAAAACAGGAGGGACGCAGAACTGTGAGACTCACCAAATCACAAGTTGCTATTGCTAAAAAATTAGGGGTGCCACTAGAAGAATACGCTAAATACGTGAAGGAGGCAAATTAGTATGAGCGATAAAGAAAATAAAAGATCTTCACGCGCGTCCGAAGAAATTAAGGTTGATAGAAATAAACCTTGGGCGCCACCATCATCTCTGGATGCACCACCTGCGCCAGAAGGCTTTTGTCATAGATGGATAAGAGTCGAGTCAATGGGTTTTCAAGATACTGCAAATGTATCGAAGAAAATGAGAGAAGGTTGGGAATTTGTTAGAGCCGAAGAAATTACAAATAAATTCGGTAAAAACCAATACCCAGTTATCCATGACGGAAAATACGCAGGGTTGATCGGGGTTGCTGGCCTAGTGTTGGCTAGGATACCAGAAGAGATTGTGAAATCTCGCGCAGAGTATTTCAAAAGAATTACTCAAGATAGAATAAACGCGATTGATTCAGATCTAATGAAGGAACAACGACCTGAGATGCCTATTAATATTAATAGACAATCTCGCGTAACTTTTGGTGGGGGAAATAAAAGATAAAAATTTTATAATACCAACCAAAGTAAATATAAACATAAACATAAACAAGGAGTATAAAAAATGGCAAACGTACTAGAAAAATTTGGTCTAAGACCATCTAGACAGCTAAACGGCAGTCCATTTATTAATGCTCAGAACAGATATAGAATATCTGCTAACAATACTACAGCGATATTCCAAGGTGACTTAGTTATACCAAGCACTTCTGGAACAATCACTAGATATGTTGCAGGAACTACAAATTCTGTTGTGGGTGTTTTCAATGGTTGCTTTTATACAGACCCAACGACTCAAAAACCGACTTGGAAAAATTATTATCCAGCAAGCACAAACGCTTCAGACATTACAGCGTTCGTAATTGATGGTCCAGACACGGTGTTTGAAATCAATGCTAGCGGCACAGTGGCCGTTACTGGTCTGTTTTCAAACTATGATGTAACTAACGTAACTGGAAATACACAAACTGGTATTTCTTATGTTCAGTTAGATCAAAGTACAGCAAACACAACAAACACGTTACCGTTAATGGCAATCGATATATCACAAGATCCGAATAACAGTGATACAGCGGCTACTAACGCTAACATAGTAGTGAGAATTAATAATCACTTCTATAAACAAAACCAAACAGGTCTATAATAGGAGAATAAACTATGGCTATATCACGTTCACAGCTAGTTAAAGAACTAGAGCCAGGATTGAATGCACTATTCGGCCTGGAATATAACAGATACGATAACGAAGACGCAGAAATCTTTGTAACAGAAACTTCAGATCGAGCTTTCGAAGAAGAAGTTATGTTAACAGGATTTGCAGGCGCTGAAATCAAACAAGAAGGTGCTCCAGTAGTATTTGATAATGCTACAGAAGCATACACTTCTAGATACACTCATAACACGATTGCTTTAGCATTCGCGATTACTGAGGAAGCTATTGAAGATAACTTGTATGATAGACTTGCTGCGAGATACACTAGAGCATTGGCAAGATCAATGTCGCAAACTAAGCAAACGATTGCGGCTAACATCTTAAACAATGGATTTAGTTCATCTTACACAGGTGGTGACGGAAAAGCTTTATTAGCTAACGATCACCCACTTGCTAACGGTGGAACGTTTAGAAATATACTTTCTACTGCTGCTGACTTATCAGAAACATCACTTGAGCAATCGTTAATTGACATTGCTGCGTTTGTAGATGAAAGAGGTTTAAAAGTTGCTCTACAAGGTAGAAAATTGATTATTCCAAAAGAATTACAATTTACTGCTGAGAGAATCTTAAGAACACCTTTATCAACAACTCCAGGTGGTTCTAACGCGTTCGCGAAAAACGACATCAACGCTATGTTAAATATGGGAATGATCCCAGAAGGTTACAGAGTTAACCATTTCTTAACAGACACTGATGCATTTTTCATCATGACGGATGCTCCAAATGGATTAAAACACTTTGTAAGATCGCCAATTAAAACTGCGATTGAAGGTGATTTTGATACAGGAAACGTTAGATTCAAAGCTAGAGAAAGATACAGCTACGGCTGGTCTGACCCTAGAGGAATCTTCGGTTCTGCAGGAGCTTAATAAGTAATTAATTATACTGGGGCGTCTTTACGCCCCAGTATTTTTTAGGTACAATAGGTATTATTATGGGTTTTAAATCAGATATCCAAGCTACAAGAATTACAGCAGCTACATCAACTGTAGTGATTGCTCCATCAATAAGATTAAGAGGAATTATAGTTGCGTCATCAGGTGGCGGAACTGGAACTGTTGAATTAAAAACAGAAAGTGCAACTGGTACAACTTTATTTGTAGCAGATGTTCCAGCTGGAGATATTATTAATTTAAATTTCCCAGAAGATGGAATTTTATTTCCACAAGGAATTTACGTTTCAACATTTACTAGCATTGCAGCAGTAACATTACTTACAGATAAATATTCGGGTCCAGGCCCAATGTATCAACCACAACCATAATATTTAAATGCCTATTTTAAAATCAGGCACTTATTACGATACGTTACAAGATTACTATGGTCTTGGTGAAGAATCTGATAAAAATAAACAATCAAAACAATTAAGAGCAAGTTTAGGAACAATTGTTGATCTTGCAAAAGGCGGAATGCCAGCAAGAAATAAAAAAAATTTTAGATCTACAGAATCTGGTGCAGGAATGACACAAGCTGGAGTTAAAGCTTATAGAAGAATGAATCCAGGTTCAAAATTAAGTACAGCTGTTACAGAAGATAAACCAGGTCCAAAAAGAGCAGCAAGAAGAAAATCATATTGTGCAAGATCTGCTGGACAAATGAAAATGTTTCCAAAAGCAGCAAAAGATCCTAATTCTAGACTAAGACAAGCAAGACGTAGATGGAAATGTTAAGCTTGCAATGTCTTATTTAAATGCTAATATCCCGCCTATCTATTGCAAGATAAGGAGAGAATATTTATATGACTTACGAGAACATCAAGGCGAAACTGAAGACTGTGTGGTATTTGGTTTGGGGAGCATTAGCGGCCGTGCACTCTTGTTTCACTGCTTACTTACGAACGGCGCAATCTATTGGAGACTTCCTATCTCTGCTTTTCTTCAAAGAGGAAACGGCAGTACTTTGTATCAACGAGACGTGGAACATCAAGATCTCGAAGATCTTCAGTTATGGAATTCATTTAGTTATTATCCTAGTGTTACTACTTTTGATTTTTTAGTAGGACAACGTTGTAAATATTTAGGTAAAAATAAAAAACTTTATCATGGACAATATTTATTCACTGTGGATTGGGCACATCCAGAAAGTAATATCCTTGATACTGAACATTCCGAAATTCCTGATCAACATAAGTGTGCACACATTTTGGCTCTTGATAACGGTAATTTTGCAGCTCAACCTAATAATCGCATTTTGTGGGATATCCCTAGCTTTACTACTTCATCATCTGTACCAGATTATAAAGTGCAAACTACAGAATGGAATGTTGAAAATAAAAAATTTGTAACAGATGACACAGATAAATTTTTTTATGATATAATAGACAAGGAGAAAAAATAAATGAGTAGTGAATTTAAATTAAGTGATCAAACAAACATAGCATTACCTATTAAAAATATAGTTGCTATCGTATCTGCTATTGTTG